TCCGACCCACCGAGTGTTCCAGTGAGTAACAAGAGGAGAAATAATGAAAATCAAACTACTCGTGGATATGTCAGGTTTATACAATGGCAGTCCTATACCGAAAAAAGGCGAGTTTTGGGAAACAGATAAAAACAACGCAGTTGACCTTATTGAAAAAGGTTGGGCTGAAGCTGTAAAATCTACACCTAAAAAAACTGCCTCAGCTAAAGCTGGAAAAGAAAAAAGTTAATGCCTTATCACACGCAAGGCAAAAAAAAGAAGAAATCTAAATCCAAACCTAATAGGAAGTAATAATGATTGGCTATCAATTAGCACAAGGCACTGGACAAATACCTAAAGACACTAGAGGTCGTATTGCTGTAAAGGCATTCGTAGATGGAACACTTGCTGACGCTTCAGGCTCAGTAACTGTAACTGTTACCGATGAAGGTGGCACTGTTATGGTTAATGCACAAACAGCAACTACAGATTCAACAGGAATTTACTACTACGATATCGGTATTGCTAATACTGCTGATGTAAACAAGTTATATGCAGTGTGGACAGGTACTTGGGAAACTGTTGTCCAAAAACTAAGAACAACTCACGAAGTTATTGGCTTTCCACTTTTTAGTGAGGCAGCTGCTAGAAGCTTTGATGTTTCGCAACTTGCTTCTGTTAGTGACTACAGTGATGAAGCCATTCTTGATGAAAGGCAAAAGATAACAGATTTACTTGAACAGTGGACTGGTGTCTCTTGGGTTAGTAGATACAACAGAGTAAAGCTAGAGGGTGAAGGAGACAGAATTATCTCCCCTCCAAGTTTTCATATAACAAAAATCTTGTCGTGTACAGTTCTAGGAGAAACAGTTGCAACCTCTAACTTTGAAATTGACAACAATGCTGGATTCATCCACAGAACCGATGGATTCTTTGAGAAGCCAACAAGTGCATTTCCTCTTCCAGTGGTTATTGAATATGAGTATGGATGGGACTACATCAGAAATGGTGTTGACAGAATTGGACTAAAACTACTTGTAGATAGAATCGTTTCCTCGAATATTCCTGACAGGGCTACTTCATTCAATGATGAATTAGGAAACATTGCTCTTGTTACACAAGGTGGTGGGTTTAAAAATCCAACTCGTATTCCTGAAGTTAATCAATGGATTGATGAAAACTCTGAAAAAGTCTTTGGAGTCTAAGTGGCAATAAATTCAAAGATAAAAATACTTAGAGATAATTTGAAAACACAGATTAGTGCTAGAGCAGCTCTTTCAGGTGTAGCTGTGTTCAAGTTTCCACCAGCTGATGAAGCTCCTAAAACAGAAATGATATTTTTAGCTGACGCCTCATCAAATATAGATTTTGAAACATTTGGAAAGACATATGCAGAAGACCTTGATATCACAATCTTTTGCTATGCACTAAAGGCTGGAGCTGGAGATTCAGTTGCAGCTGCTGCTAGAGATAGAGCACTCGAACTAGCACAGGAAATTATAGATGAACTAGCAGATGACTCCACTATCAATGGAGCTGTGCTTATTTCAAAAGTTAGAAGCTTCACTGAAGAGAATGGCTTATCTGATGAAGGTAGATTTTGTCAGATAGAAATTCAAGTAGAAGCTGAAGCAATACTATCGGAGTAAATAATGGCTAAAAAAATAATCAAATACTTTGCAAAAGTAGATTTGAACATAAAAGACAAAGATTTCAAAGCAGGAACAGAAATCACTGTTAAGCAACCTCCTCGATGGATGGTTGAACAAGGACTAATCGTTCCTGAAGACAAATTGAAAGAAGAGGAAGAATAATGGCATTCATTGCAGGTAAAAACTCAGGTGTTCTATTCGGAGCATTCGACCTCACAAGTTATTTCAATAATTTTTCATTTTCAAGAGATATGAACGCAATATCAACAACAATGTTTGGAGACGATAACGAATCTTTCATAGAGGGTATATCTACTGCGAATCTTGATATCTCAGGTCTATTTGATGGAACTACAGATGCAGTTGATGAAGAGCTTACTAATGCCTTTGCAACATCTACAGCTACCCCATTAACAGTATTTCAAAATGGAACTACAGCAGGAGAACCTTGTGTTGTTTTGAACTCAAAAATTCAAAGTTACACAATAGATTCAAGTGTTAGTGAAGCAGTTGGAGTTTCTTCAACTTTCACTGGAGATAATTTTGGAAGAGGTTTGAGCCTTTATGCTCTAACTAACACAAGTGCGACAGCTACCACTACTGCTGTTGACTTTGGTTCATCAACAACATTTGGTGGACAAGCATTCCTTCATTGCACAGCTGACAGCTCTGCGAACATTGCAGTAAAATTGCAATCTAGTGCAGACAACTCGTCATTTGCTGATGTGACTGGAGGAGGCTTCACTGCTATTACTGGAACAACATCAGAAAGAATTGCTCCAACTGGCACTATCAATAGATATGTCAGATTAGTTATCACTGTCACAGGTGGAGCTGCAACCTTTCAAGTTTCATTTAGCCCAAACAAGAAGTAATCAATATATAACTATTAGGAGATAAAAATGGCATTCATTGCAGGAAAAGATTCAGCAATAACAATCGATGGCACAGCTCTCACTAGCTATGTGGATTCAATGTCTCTCAGTCGTGATGTTAATACATTAACTGTCACTTCATTTGGAGATGATAACGAAGCCTACATAGCCTCAGTTGCTGGATTCAATATGGACATAAGTGGTTCATTTGACAGCACAGCTGATGCAGCTATCGCTGGTATGTTTGATGGAGCTGTAGTCGCATTCGACTTCAGACCCAACGACACAGTTGGACTACCTAAATACACTGGCAATGCACTTATCACTAACTACACAATCGACAGCTCAGCTTCAGACAAAGTGTCTTTCTCAGCTTCATTGTTAGTTACTGGTGCAATCACTAGAGCATCAATTAGCTAGTGTCGAAGAGGTCAAGACTAAAAAGCAAAATCAAAGGACTTGATACTCTCATTGAAGTATCAGGAGTAGATATTGCCTATCAAGTCAAGCTGATTGACCAGTTAGGAAAAGAAGCAACTGACCTCTACAAACAATTCAACCAAAACTTTGGTCAAATAGTAGTTAGTGACATAAAGTCAAAACTACCAAAAGACTCAGGTGCGTTAGCAAGTTCTGTTCGTTCAGCGAAACTCAAAGCAGGAGTAGTTGTACGAGTTGGAACACCAGCAAAACACCCATATGCAAGATTGGTTGAGTTCGGTGGATTCAATCCCTATGGAACAACAATAAGAAAATCTGTAGGGACAAAAAAACTTGGAGCTTCTGCTTCTCTAAAAGTAAGAAATCCATTGAAAAGAAAATTGTGGAAACCACAACGAAAAGAAGGTTATTTTATCTTCCCTGTCGTTGCTGAGAAGCTGCCACAACTACAAGCAGACTATATAAAACAATTAGATAAATTAGTAGGAAGACTCTATGGAAAGGCAGAAGCCTCCATCCTTCCTTCTAAATTGAATTAGAGGACATATGTCAGAAAATAATGAATATCCAGTCATTGTGATTGGAGAGAAACAATATCTGATGGACTATTCAGATATCACTGGTCTGGAGTGGAAAGAAATAAAAAAACTCACAGGACTTGGTGCAATGGAGGCAATAGGTCAAGCTTCAATGCTTGATATGGAAGTTCTTGGAGCAATAGTTTATATTATTGCTAAACGAGAAGATAACAAAATAAAGTTCGATGATATCTTAGGTCAACTAAATATAAATTCAGTAAAGACACAAGATGAAATTGATGGAGACATCCCAAAAGCCTAAGGGCAGAATGGCGAAAAAGTCTTCCTGCCCTAACTCATTTTTATGGCATCAAACCATATGAGTTAGAGCTATATAGTTTTGGAGAACTTCAAGAATACTCAGAACAATTATCAAATTTCATAAGGATGAGAAACAATGGCTAAAAGAGGTAGAACACCTATACAGCTTTCTATAGCTCTAAATACTGAAGCTCTCACAAGAGGAGTCAAGTCAGCACAGTCTCAACTAAATAAACTTAGTGGAGTTGGAGACATTGCATCAAAAGGTATGAAGGGTCTTGGGACTGGATTGAAAGTTGCCTCACAAGGTGCTTTAGTTCTAACTGCTGGAGCAGCTGCAGCTGGTGTGAAACTTCTTGAACTTGGTTCTGATGCTGAAGAAAGTGCAAACGCTTTTCAAGTTACATTCAAAGAAGCTGAGAAATCTTTAGGTTCATTCGTTGATGACTTCGCTAATAAAGCAGGTTTCACAACTTCTGAACTACAACAACTTTTATCGTTCACAGGTGGTGTCACAAACGCTATGGGTGCAACTGCTGAAGAGTCAGCCGAATTATCAAAGACAGTCGCACAGTTAGCTGGAGACATTGGTTCTCTAAAGAACATTCCAGCTGAACAAGCTGTTAGAGCTATGACTTCTGCATTGACAGGAGAAAGAGAATCTCTAAAAAGTTTAGGTATTGTCATCAAAGAAACTGATGTTCAACAAAAAGCATTAGAGATGACAAACAAGTCATCTGTCAAGGAGTTGACTAACTTAGAAAAAGCACACGCAACAGTTGCTTTGATAACTGAAGCTTCATCTGATGCAATTGGCGATTTAGACGCAACACAAGATTCTTTTGCTAACACTACTAGAAGACTAAAAGCAGAACTACGACAAACAGGTTTGGAAATGGGGCAAGAACTCCTTCCTGCTGTTTCAGGTGTATTGCCTTTATTATCAAAGCTAGCACAAGACATTTTGCCTTTAGTGACAGATGCTTTTGCAAAAGGTGT